CCATCTATCACATATCCATTACCAGAACCACTTCCGTTGTATCTATGTGCTGCTGTTTTACTTGCGACAGTAACAGTAAATGTTTTTACAGATCCAGTATATGTAGCATGGGTAGAAGCAAATCCTCTTATATTTCCATCATCAGTAAGTGTTAAAGAGCCTGTGAAATCAGGACTAGCACTTTGTCCAGGTGCTACCCAACTAAGAACTCCAGAAGCATTACTAGCTAAGACATAACCACTTACAGATGAGTCAGCAGAAGGTAATGTCCAAACAACATTTGATGCAACTGTAGCTGGAGATTTAAAACCAACATAATGTGATGAATCAGAATCTAAATATCTAATTTCTTTTTGAGCAGAAACAGAAAGGTGTTCACTACTTGTCCAAGAATCTGTGGCATCTATCCAGTTAAATGTTTTATCTGTAGCTCCCTTTAGCGTTAATCCACCTCCATCAGCAGTTGTATCAGTAGGAGTTGATACTTTACCGAGAGTAATGTTTTTGTCTTCGACATCGAGGGTAGCAGTATTGATTGTGGTCGTTGTACCATCAACAGTTAAATTACCAGGAATACTAACCGCACCAGCAGCATTAATTAATAAACGAACTACTCCACCTGTTATTAAGGATAAAGTATCTGATCCTCCAGCTATCCCTGAGTTATTATCTGAATTGAAACTAAATGCAGGGCTACCAGCCGATCCGTCAGGTGCTTTGCTTAATAAATTTGCATAACTTATCTTTTTGTTTATCTCCGCACCAGTAGCACTTTGATCTAATATTGGTAAAGTGTCTGTACTTGCTGGAGCAGTAAGTTCTGTGAATTGTGATATTTTGCGGTTTGTCATAATTTAAAATTTAATTACATACATAAGAGCTATATTTTTAGGTCTTGCTTCAGTACCGCCACCACTACTTGATATTGTATGAGAGTGAGTTGCGTCAATACTTAAAGCTGCGGCAGTTGCAGAGCCACTGTTTCTTGCACCAACAGCACTTTGTGCCGATGGTTTAGAAAAAATACCAGTAGCAGTTCCAGGATTTGCATGAAGTGAACCTGATAAATGGGAAACACTACCAGTTAAGCTTTGAGAATCTGTTGTATGAGTGTGGTTTTTGTTTTGGTCGGTTTGTGATGATGCAAAACTTCTACCACTATCAACTCCAGCACTATTATCCCAACCTCTTACAAATTGACCTCTTAAATCTGGTAAAGCAAAAGTTGAAGAACCATCTCCTACCCCATAAGTTGTTGATACAATTCCAAATAAACTTGCATAAGTTGATCTACTAATAGCAGCACCATTACATTCTAAAAATCCAGAAGGAGGGTTATTAGCAGCAAAAGTTAGAATAGTACCAACTGGTACTCCAGCAGCGAGTTCTCCCCATGCTGATCCATTATATCCTTGAAATGATGTTGTACTTGAGTTAAATAATACATCGCCTGTAGCGGCTGTTAGAGCATCTCTTTGTGTTGTCGTAGCAACAGGTAATTTTAATTTTTTACCAGCACCACTCATTATTAAACTGCCAGTAGAAAGAGTAACATCTCCTGTTAAAGTGGGTGATGCTTTTGTTGCAAGTCCAAGATTATTTGCATCTGTAAGATCACCTAAAGTTAACCAACCATTATTTGAACTATTTCTTATTTTTAATAAATTTGTTGAAGTATCAGCCCATATTTTGTACGCAACAGTAGTTGTAGGATCTGATGATCCACTATTTAAAGATTGAATATCTCCTAAAGCAAGATTTAATTCAGTTCTAAAACTAGAACCTACTTGGTTAGCTAGATTATAATCTGCTGTATTACTCATTATGTGACCTCCTTACCAAAACCTGATGCAGCCCATACAAATGACCTTGCAACTGCTGAACTACCATTTTTGAAAGTGACTTGAAAACCTGTCCTACTAATATTAGCAAGTTCGTGGAAATCTCCAGATTGTTGATTTGTTGGAGTCACTACTACAGTTGGCGTTTGTTTAAATGGATTTGCAAAAGAAATAGTATATTGAGAAGATCCTGTAGTCACAGGTGTCGAAATACTTTCTACTCTTCCTTGTAATTCTAGTGTAGCCCCTAATTTAGTAACAGCTATATTTTGGTTTGTGTCATTACTTGTTAATATTGCTTTAAATTGAAATGCTCTTCCTGTGATTAATACATTACTAAATTCTTTATAAGCACTCCAGGTTGGAGAACCAGAAGGATTATCATTTGTTGATCTTACATAAACAGCAGCATTACATTTTGTAGCTTCTGTTGACCCTCCAACCGCATCAATATATCCCCAACTATCAATCAAATCAGTTCTGTCATCCCATAAATTATCTGCGTTAAAACTTGAAGCTTCTAAAACTTTTTTAAGGTTTACGTCATAAGCTTGTGTTAGATCTATTGAATTTGCAAAAGAGTATTCCCCAGAAGTTGCTGTTGCATTATTAGTAACAGTAAGTTTTAAGGCATCAAGACTTGCATCATATACTGTATTAGTCTTAGAACCTGTAAAGTTTGGTGTATGCTCATCAATTGATCCAACTGCTAGTCTTTCAGATGGTGCTGGTAAGTTTGTTGTAACTCTTGTGTTATTCCAATCAGAGTCTTGTGAACCAGGTGATGCTGATTCCCTTCCGCCATCGTCCTCAAATTTAATTAAATAAGTTCCTGCAAGTAAGGGAACAATTTTTTGTGTTTGGTTACCAGCAGCAGCTACAACTATATTTTGTGCATCTTTCCATTGAGCTCCTGTTGTTTTACTTGAATGCCTGATCAGGGTCTTTCCACCTAGCAAAACGTCAAGTTCTGAGGCACGATTCCAACTTAATATTGCACTTGATTGATCTATAGGCAATAAAGTAACTCCACTTACATTTGCAGGGGCAGCAGTTTTACCATTTGCTACAAAGAAGTTTCCACCACCTGTAACAAGTCTTGCTGGTTGAATTGATCTTAATCCTGATGAACTAACGCTAAAAACTTCTATTTCATAATTACCAGAAATAGTATCTAATATTTCATAGCTTTTTGAATTCTCAACAGTTCTTGATGTATAGTTACCATTTTCAAGCCTATATCTTATATATGCAGTATCAGAAGTACTTGTCCAACTAACAATGATTTTAACTCTTGCAATACCAGTATTTTCATAAATAACTTCTTCTCCTGTAATTCCTGTTGGAGATGCAGGGGGAACATCTAAATTTGTAATATCTCTAACAGGTAAACTTATACCACTTTCAATATGATTATATTTACCTGAGTTATATTCGCTTGCTGTAATTGAATAAAAAGTTCTGTCTTTTTCTTCAACAGATAATACTCGCCAAGTGCTTGTAGCTATTCCAGTAACATTGCTAAAAGTTTGATAAACCCAAACACTATTTGAGTTAGGAGCAGCACTAAAATGCTGACCTAAACTAAATACATTATTTGATAATCCTGATACTGTAACTGTCTCTACAGAGCCATCTGGCAAAACACAACTTAATGTTGAATTAGCTTCAAAGACTAAGTTAACGTCAGATCCACTCTCAGTTTTTGCAAATAAACTGTCTATTGTTACGGAATTAGTTGTTGCTGATACGACTCTTCCACCTCTTCTTTCTCCAGATTTTAAAGGATCTGCTATTTCTATAATTTGACCAGGACGTACAACAACCCCAGCTTCTATACCGCAACTAAATGTCACAACACTTCGCTCTACATTACTCATGTAAAGCATCCACTTTGCTAAACGAGAAGCTTGACCCCTTGATGTTGTAGCAAATGCATCAATATTTTTAATAACTGAGCCGTACCTTGCTTGGTTTGCAGTATCAATTTGCTCAACATAATTTATATCTCTAAGCTCTAAATCTAAATATTTTGCAATTACAACTGTAGGTCTTGCTTTTTGACTTACATTTGAATAACTAAAACCAGGCTCTAATACATTTGCTAAAGAGAATAAGTAACTCGAATCTTTTGGGGAATCTTGTGTGATTGTTAAAGACCCTGCACTCCAATATGGCATGGATCTAAATACGGAACACATTTGATTTATTACATTGTATGCTTCTCTTTGACTATTTATAGTCACATTACAACTAAATCTAGGCTCTGTATTACCTGTTCCTGTCCCATCATCAACTTGTGCAGAACAATAAACAGAAGCTTGATAAAAACTAAATTTATCAAGGTCAGATTCAGCTAAATGTGAACCTAGCCCGTATCTAGAACTAGTAAGTAAATCATATAAACACCAAGCTGGATCGTTTGTAAATTGTGCAGCACCTAATGTTCCATTAAATGTTCCTGTGTAAGACAAGCTACCATCAGTATTAACAGTTGCATTGTGAGGAATTTTTACTTTTATACCATTTATTAAATATTTTCTACTTGGTATAGAACTGAACTGTTCAGCATCTACTTTTAGACCAACAAGTGCTGTATTTGGATAAGTCCTTTGATCATATTTGATTTCTACATAATTATTAAATTGAAAAGCATTTACTAATTTACTACTAGAACTATTTGCTGTTATTCTTGTGACTTTTATATTTACAGGAAAAGCACCACTTAAATTAATTAAATAATCTCTTATATAAGTATCAGGTGTTCTTCCAGAAATAGTTCCATTATTTCCAGAAATAACAGTTGTATAACCACCACCTGAGTACTGAACACTTATAGATAATTCAATAGATGTACCAAATATATCTCCCTCGTCACTAAATTTTTGTAACTGTGGAACTGTTATTTGAATAGAAACAGCATCAACATCTGAATCTGTTATTTGTATAATTTTTGGAGAACCTTGCTCTACTACAGAAAATCCTGTAGGTAATGTATTTGCAACATCTCTAGTAATTGGAATTGTTGTTTGGTTTGATGTGCCATTCCTGACTTCAAAAGCTACATCTTTAAAATTGAAAGAACCATCAGCAGCTTGCAGAGGTGTGTTATTAAGGAATATTGATTTAGCACCATCTACTAATCCACCAATTTCTCCTTCTCCAATCAGATCAAGAACTCTAGCAAAAGCTTTTGAATCAAGATTATCTTTTGCCTCATGTGGACTACCACCTCCACCTCCACCTCCTTTTCCACCTCCACCGCCAGATCCAATAATTTTGCTCATGCTTCTACCTGTTCATTTTCAAGATTTGCAGATATAACCACAGATCCGCACATTATACGACCATAAGAAACAGGGACTGCAACACCAGCTTTTGAGGTGTTTTGAATACCACTAAAATTAAATGATTTTCTAGGATCTTGATTTTCTTCTGGAATAGTTTCTACAGGTGTAAGCATGGTAGATATTCCATTTAAAATCATAGAAGCACCCATTATTGATGTTAATGTTCCTACCTTTGTTAAAAAACCACCTGTTACAGCAGCAGTTTTTCCAAGGCCAAAAGTTCCAAACATCCCAGCACCAGGGAACATAAAACTTATTCCAATCAATGCTGCTCCAAATAATATTTGTCTTCCAGCACCACCACCAGCACCACCAACAACAGGCACTATCTTTATATCATTTTGTCCAGTTGGGTAATGCAATTCTTTATCATTTAATTGCCAATCATCAACAATTATTTTGTAATAATTATCAGACATATGACTTTCTAACTGCGGAAAGTTAACTACTAAAAATCTTATAGCTTGTGCAGCATTATGAACTTCAGCTTCAAAAGTCTTTTGACCTAAAAACTTTGCGAGTTCTCCGTATAGCTTAATTTTTCTTAGCATAACGAATCCTTTTACCTGTACATTTTAGCAACCATTCATCTAATAAATCACGACTAGATAATCTATTTTGTAAATGATGCAAAACTGTTTGCTGTCCTAAGTAAACACCAATATGATTCAATCCGCTACTACTAATAGACATTAATAATAAATCTCCATACTCTAAATCTTCTTCTGGTAACAATTCTCTAAAGCCTGTATCTTGAAAACAATTATTAAACATAGGATTTTTTATAAATTCATCTGGATCGTTTGGCCTTACCCAATCTTTTAACTCTATACCTAACTCTTCTTTGTACCAATCTCTACATAAACTCCAACAATCAGTAACACCCCAAACCCATTGCCTACCGATCAAAGGTGCTTTATAGCCACATGGCTCACAATATTGCCAATCTTTAAATTCTGGCTGTATTATCCACCATTTTAAATTTGATTTTTCACACGCAACTCTATCTGCTTCACTTGGTTTTGCACTTGTAATAGGATGACTATGTACAACAGCAATTACCTCCCCTTGATCTTCTGCTTCTATCCAATCTTCGGGTGACAATATGAATTGATCATTAGGATTTGTAGCTAAATTATCACAAGGAAAATATACTTCTTTCCCTTTTTTAATTATTAACAAACCACATGATTCTTTTGGTTTGCTTTCTATTGCGTGTTGTAGTGCTTCATTTTGCCACATTAGAAGAATGTCCCTACACCTGGAAAATCATCAGGTAAGACTTGACGTTTTGGTAATCTTACTCCGTCTAAATCAAAACTTGCAGCAAGTTCAAATACAACTTCTGCTCTATTTTCTGCTGACTTACGATCTATGAAAAATACTTCATCAGGAAAAGTAGCAGTAGAATCAGCAGTTCCAAATGGGTTTTGACCTGATTCTAAATCAACAAAATTATTATCTTCTTGTAATAACAAAGAACTATCTTCCAATAAAATATCACCACCCTCAAAATTTATATCATCAATATATCTTCTTAGAGTTCTTATTCTTGTTACTTTTGCTCCTTCTAATCCCTGTGGTAAAGTTAAAAGAATAGTTGTTATAGTCCCAAAAATATTTGAAACTTTTAAATTAGGTCTTGGTAATTGTTTACCATTAAACTCAAACCCCTCTGCTTCAATAGGCATCCTTGTATATTCATTATTAGCAAATATTAAATTTGCATCATTAAGCGTTCCAACACCATTATGAAAATAATAAGTCTGCGATACTCCATGCATAGTAGTGTTGAGTTCTAGTTGAAAAAGCTCAACAATATTATCTACATTAGGCTTTTGTAAGTCAGATACAGGTGTAGCCATTAAGGTTCAAATATTTCTGTAAAAGTAACTGTAATAGTTGCAAGGTTTGGATAAGGTATAGTTTTTTTTCTATTCAATGCACGATATTTACTTGTAGTTGGTTCATCAGGTGCTTTCCAATTAAAATAATCTCCATCTGAAATACGAGCGTCAAGAAAAGTCTCAATAGTATCGCTTTCTGCCTCAGTAATGTTTTCAAAAGAAAGATTATAGACTTTTGGACTAATATTTAATCCAAATTTTATTACCTGTTCATAACCATCTTGAAATTTTGTCCTTGTTACATTAGGATTTATATCTTTTGTTACACCATAAACAGGTTCTATAGATGGAAATGTCTCAGCCATTAGCCTAATAAACCTCCAGGTCGTTTTTGTCTAATAAGTTCTGCTTGTACTGCCATCCCTAACATTTTTCCAAGTTCAGCAGATTGTGTTGAGTCTGATTGAACATTTGATCCAGAAGCATCAACATTAACATTTATATTACCAATTCCTCCAGAACTTTCTACTCCAAGTTTTCCATTTCGTCCACGTTTTAGAGGCATGATAGCTTCTGGCCCAGCCTCACCCATAAGCCCTGCACCATTTGCCATTGGGAATAAAGTTGGCTTGCTGACGATACCACCATAGGCATAAGGGACGATTTTATTTTGAGCAAACACATTACCTTTTGCACTAGGCAAAACTTTTCCTTTATTTATCACATTGCCATATGCACTTTTTGTTAAGCCTAAAGATCCTAATATAGGATTTGCAACAAATTTCATAAATGCTGCTTTTATAATTATTCGATTTAATTCTTGTATTGCAGATCTTGCTAAATCAGCAAAACCCATTTTTCCTGTTGTAAAGAAATCTGCAAAAGCATTACCTAATCTATCAGTAACATCTAAAGCAAGTTCTCCAACCCTACTTTTAAGATCTGTTGCTTTTTCTGAAATCTTTGCAAATTCTTCTGCAAAATTAAATGATTTATCTGCTGCTTGTGTTAAAACTTCTTTTACATATTCCAAATTAATTCCTAAGTCTTCTGATATTTTTAACGCTTCACGATCTATTTGAATTTGATCAAATTTTTCTTGTGTTATCTGACCAGATAATAATTGAAAATCTAAAAATCTAGTATATTTTTCATCTTCTGCTTTTTTTTCTGCATCACTTGCTTTTTGAATAAAATCTAATCGTTTTTGCAAGTTTTTATCAGCCTTACCATCATCATCTCCCCCATCTGTTAAGGTAGCCAATCCTGATGGTTGATTAACAGGTTTTCCATCAACATAAACAGGATAAGAAACTTGCTTTGGCTTGTTTTTATCTTTCTCTGCTTTCGTGCCAAAAATATCTATATTAGCAAGTGCCTCAAAGTCTTTCTTAGCAGTATCAGCAGTATCTTTGAAACCTTGTTTCATTACGTTAAAAGCTGCTTGAAAATCTAAATTTGCAACATGATAAAGAATTTTTGCCATATCAACTAAAGATCTTGTTAAAAATCTAACAGCAGCAAAAGTAGCAAATGCAGCAGCACCTATCACTTTAAATGTAGTTGTTAATGCGTCCATTGCACCTTCTGAATTAGTTATGCCAGTTACGATATCTCCAAAAGCTTGTTGGAAGGCAGCACCTATAGGTAAAACAGCCGTACCTACTGCAAGTTTCATATCATCCATTTGTTTTGCTAATCTTTGCCCTGCATCAGCAGATGAATTTGCAACTGTTTTAGCTGTTTCTGCAAAATCAACATTTAATTTTTCAGCAAATTTAATAACTTGATCTAAACCAACAGTTCCATCTCTCAAGTCTTTTTGTAGTTTTGCCAAACTACTACCATTAGCCTCGGCAAATTTAACAACGGCACCAGCCAATCTTTCTCCGAGCTGGCCTTGTAATTCTTCCGCTGATACCTTACCTTTACCAAAGATCTGCGACATGGCTCGTATCGCAGATTGTACATCTTCTGCATTACCACCAGTTGCTTTAATAGCATTTGATACTCCAGTAAATACTAGTTCTGCATCTTGTATAGTTCCACCAGCACCTAAAACAGAAGCAGATAATGTAGTAAATTGTCTTGTTGATGCAGCAATAGGTACATTTAAATCTTTTGAAGTTTGTGCAATAACACCCAAACCATATTCAAACGTTGCTTGATCTTTGGTTACACCTTTTAATGCAATTTGTAATTTTTGTATTTCTGATGCATATATCGCAGCTTCTCTAGCAAAATTAACACCCCCTGCAACAGCATCAACAGTTCCACCTATTGCAGCACCTGCAACAGCACCTGCTGGGCCACCTGTTAAAGCACCAATACTTGCACCTGTTGCAGCACCTGCTGGTAAAAATCTTGAAGCAGTAGATCCTAATGCGGCTCCAGCCGCAGCTTTACCTCCAACTCCTAATCCTTTAAAACTAAAACCTTTCTTTGCTGTGGTATTAAAAGACTGTAATTTCTTCTTGTTAGCATCAATTGCAGTACCAAGTCTTTTGAATGCTCGACTGCTAACATTAGTTTCTTCTCTTAATTTTCTTAAAATTCTGTCTTTTTGTTTAAATTGACTTATTGTTTTTGGAGTGAATTTAGTTACATCTCTTATAGAACCTGCTAATGCCCTAAACGACTTCATCGTAGGCTTTGAGGATTTTTCAAGTTTTTTTAACGCATTACCTAGACCTGTAATATCCTTAAGTCCTTCTAAGTCAATTTTTATAGTAAAAGTCTCTAACTTTTTAGCCACTATTTTTTCTCCTTATTTATCTCACGAAGAGCTACAGATTCCATTAGTTGTAAACCCTCTAACATTTCTTGGCGGTTTTCTACATTGTAAAGGTCAAATAGACCTCCAGCAAGTAATAAAACCTCGTACTTTAATCCTACTACACCTCCAAAGGACATATTCCATTGTGTTTGTATTCTTAAAAACATCATAACAATTTCCCAATTATCATCCATTACTTCAAAATCATCATTTACTTCTGGTTGCTTCTCGATTTCAATACCAAATGCTTTTGCATCTTCCTCAGTACTATCTATTGTCTGTTTGCCACCCGAAGCCCAGTATATGGCAGCATCAGTTAGTTTTTTGCCTGTGCATTAGCATAGAATGCTCTAAATGCTGCTAATACTGCTGCAACAAAATCTGTATCTTCTGAAAATTCTTTTAAGACAGTTTTACTAAAAGATATAGGTGTTCCATCTTCTTCATTAACATCTTCCCAACCAACTAATATTTTTGATAAAGCAGAATACTCATCCTCGTCTTCAAATTTATTAAGTTCAGTCCTTGATAATCTTGCAAATTTTCCTGTGAAGGATGTTTTTTCAAATTCCCCTGCGATTGTTTCAGAAGGACGTTGAACTTCAACAGGCCAAGGATAGACCTTAATTTTTTTACGAACAAATGCCATAAAGACTAAATAATATATATATACTTCTATACTTTAGCTAGGAAGTCAAGTGTATAGGAAAGTTAGCTCATCATTTGCTGAACTTGGAACTAATGTATATGGAATTTCTAACATATTTACTCCATCCATTTCTCCATAAGTAACATCTCCAATATCAACCTTTGCACTTGAAAACTTACAGATATTACCAGCAGTAGTTCCATGCGTGACTTGGATATTACCAAGAGAAGTGTCTGTTAAAGCAGCAGCAAAGTAATCTTTCTGTGCAATTGTTGGTGCTTCTATACTTACTGATCCACTTGCTGCTCTATCAGTCAGAAGTACTTCTTTTGTTCCTCCAACGAGTTCTCTATAAACAAGAGAGTTCCCCATATCAAAACTTAAAGATTGTAATGCACCTGCGTAACTTAAAAGTTGAAAACTAGTTGTGTTTCCATTTTTAAAGATTAACGGAGTTGCCTGGTTACCATAAGTAACAGAAGGTAAAGCAGTATCAGTAGGGGCATTATAGATTCCAGTAAATGTAAAATCGAGCGTTGGGATAGCACCCACCTCTGCGGATAATGCAACATTTCCTCGACAACCAGTAACGATATGCCTTACACCGTCTATGTTGTAGTGAATAGTTACAGATGAAAAGTTAGCTGAAATTGGTTCGTAAGTGACAGAAGTTCCACTAGCAATAGTCTCACTAAGTCCAGTGGCTTTTAATGCATTTCCATATCTAGGGGCTGTACCTGCTGCTCCAGATCCAGCAAATTCGACAGAGAATGTACATTCAACTCTTGTGTTTGCTAATAATTGTTGTGATGCACCAAGGTATGGTCTAACAACATCTCTATTAACAACATCACTTGATTGTGGTGTAATACTTAAATCAGTTACTAAAACTACATCTGTAGCTCCTGGAGTAGGGTCAGTTCCGTATGAGCTTTCCGCTTCAATCAGAATTACTCTCTTCCTTGTCAGTTGTGCCATCTGTAATTACCTCTTTAGGGAGTTCTGCTTGTTTTGTTTGTTGAACTAGCTTACGCTTGCCAGTTTTTGGGTTAAGGATGTAAGTTCCACCCTCATTTGGGATTTCATTACTCATATTAAACAATAAGGGTTAGTAGGCTTGCTCTTCTATTATAAATCATGTTGTTAAACTGTTATAACCTGTTCGATAGTCAATCTCAAACTCACAAGTTATTAAACCAGCAGGGGTATCTGCTTCTAATACCTCAAAAGTTTGTGTTGCTGGTCTTATATCTTTTGCAAGACCGCCAACTGTTGGATCGGTTAGTACTTTCGCAAATAAACTTTCTACAGTAGGATCAGCAACACTATCAGGAATAGTGCCTCTAACAATTACAACAATTCTTATTCTTAATGTCCAATCTATTTTTAAATAACTTGAACTATTTATAGATGGTTCATCAGTAACAGGTTCTATAACAATTGCAGGGGATTCTCCATTTGTTATGGGTTCTATTCGTGATCTATAGATCCGAGTAGATACTCCTGTAGTACCTGCTAAAGTTGTTTTTAATGCTGCTATGATTTGTTCTCTTTTACTTGCCATGTTTATTGCTTGTTAAGAGAGACTATACAAAATTTACCATCATCTATTTTTCGAGCTTGCCTTACTTTATAGTTTGTACCATCAACAGAAATAATATCGTCAAATACTAATGATCCAAGCTCACTTGTTTTAGCAGTTAATTCATAATCAGTAGACATAACTAATCCATCAGCAACTATCTCGTCAGGTTGCTCTAATATGCCTTTATAAGAAACACCACTACTAACAACAGCATTTCCAAAATCAGCCAAGAATGTATCTAAATTCTCAGTAAATGCCATAAGAAAAAAAAAGCCCTCGTTTGAGGGCTATATATTTAACCGTACTTTTTAAGACCAATTAAATTGATACTAAAAGTAAATGTTGGGGATGATCCACCGATTGTTTGCACAATCTTAATGAAACGCTTGCTTGAATCTTTATTGATTGCAAGTGTTTGCATTGAAGCAGAACCAGTTACTTGAGTAAAAGTAGCACCAGATAAATCGGTGTATGTACCACCTGTTTCATCTGATTCGGTTAACTTAATATCTAATGTTGGAGAAGAACCGCCACCAGCAGCACTATCCAAAATTAGCATTACATCTCCATCGTATTCGAGAAGATCTATTGCACTTGATGTAGCTGTGCTTGTTACAGCAGCAGTAGCAACACCAGCAACAACAGTTAGTTTTTCTAGGTTCTGTTGAATAACAGACATTTTAAGATTCCTCCTGAGTAGAAATAAATGTTTCTAATTCTGTAATTAGATCAGCTTTGTTATGCCTTCTATCGAGTTCTAATCCAAGTTGTCTACCATAAGTTTCAATCTGTGATTTTGTCATTTGAGAAAAATCAACCTCGTCACTATCGGTATCCTCTGAATCGACTTCTGGTTCTGTACTAGGAATAGGTGCTTCGCAAACCTCAACATAAGCTTCGGCTTTTTCAATAGCAACCAAATATTCGCCAGTATGCTGTTCAACATCAACGATAGTGCCAGAGTCCGTTGGGACTCCAGCTATCATTGTTGCTCTTAGCAATTTAACCTTCATGTGATTATGTTCCGAAGCAGAACGCACCTGGTTGCTTAACACCAAAGTCTACATCTTGTAGAGCTATGATTCTTACGCTACCAGCAGTTGCATTTGCATATGGATCTACTGTTAGATCTAAACCAGACCACATACCGATTACAAACTGTGAGAAGTCTCCAAAGAGAACATCGTTGTTTGCAAGTTGATTAGAAACAATAGCTGGATAGCCATTGATTTCTCCATCTTCAAATACAAACTGTGCTGTATTAGAAGCCTTTTCTGTTGACTTCAACGCACCTCTAGCAGAAGCATTTATTAGGTAGAACATATTAGCTACATCAGCATTAGCTGCTGCAACGTCTGTTTCCATTCCGATGTACTCAGCGAAAGTACCGAATGTGCTAATTGTCTGTGTACCTACACCTGTTGTATCTTTAATTCCAAGAGGCTCGTTAGAACTACCAGAACCATAGATCGCTGCGTTATCAAGCTTAGTAGCAATAACCTTCGCAATATCATCTCTGATCATTGACTCAACATCAATTGATGACTGAAGAAGAAGTCTTCTAGAGTAGTCAACAAATGCACCAACTGTCTTAGGTGTCATGTTGACCTGATCAAACGCCTGTTGACTCTCAGTTGGAGCTCCAGATTCACCAACGAAATATGCAGTTGATGTAGATGTCATTCTTGGGATAGCTACGTTACCTGACAATCCTGTAAGCATTGTTGGGTTTGTTGCCATCACAGCCATTCTCTTTCTAAGAATGTCAATGAATGAACCTGCAAGTAATTCTGTTGGAACTAAGTTACCACCAGCTGTTGCTGTACCTACATTCAAGTCTCTTTTTAAAACTTCGTTTGGTACTAAGATTCCATTTGCAGGTTTCTCATATCTCTTAGATGCTTCCTCAGATACTTCTCTCTCAAAAGCTGCTGCTTCTTGAGCTTGACGATCTGTAGGATTTGCTAAAGCATTTAA